AAGAAAATATTACAGTAGTAAAACAATTTGCAAATACAGTAGAGGGTCAACTTACAAATGCATTTACAGATTTCTTTGACTTAACAAGCCAACAATTTTTAGACTTTAAAGATTTAGCAACTAGTGTAGCTAAAGCAGTTATAAATGAGCTTATACAAGTTTTTATCGTGCAAAAATTAGTAGGCATGATAACTTCAAATATTGAAGATATAGGCAATCTTTTTAAAACAAGTAAGAACTTAGAAGCACCACAAAATATATTAGAAGGTTTAATGCCTAAAATAACACTTGATGGCGGTGGCTTTACTGGTACTGGTGTTAGAGCTGGTGGTTTAGATGGTAAAGGTGGTTTTATGGCTATGGTTCATCCTAATGAAACTGTTGTAGATCACACAAAAGGCCAATCAGTTGGCAGTGGTGCTACAGTAAACTTCAACATATCAACAGTTGACGCTGCTGGATTTGACCAGTTACTAACATCAAGGAAAGGGCTTATAACATCAATTATTAACAATGCCATGAATACTCAAGGCAAAATGGGGGTTGTATAATGTCAGGACAGTTTCCAACAGACCCAAACTTTAGGTCATTAGTATTTACAGATAATAGACCAATACTATTAAATCAAACATTATCAGGTAAAAAGTCAGCAAGACAAATAGGTGCACAATACTTTTCTTTTACAGTGCAAATGCCACCAGTAGACCAGTTAAAAGCTCAAGAAATATTTGCTTTTCTATCTAAACAAAAAGGTGGCTATGAAAACTTTACTATTGCAGCACCTTTAAACAACAAAGGAAATAGCCATAGTGAAACTGATATCCTTGTTAATGGTGCAACTTCAGCAGGTGCAAGTGCTGTACCAATGGATGGCTTTTCACATACTAACCATGCATTAAGAGCAGGTGATTTAATTAAGTTTGCAGGTCATACAAAAGTTTACATGGTGCAAGATGAAGTAACTGCATCAGGTGGCAGTGCTACAGTAAACATACAACCAAACTTAGTTGCTGCTGTTGCTGATAATGAAGCTGTTACAACTAACAAACCTCTTTTTAATGTTTATCTTGCAAATGATGAAATTAGATATACCACTGATACAAGTGGTTTTTATAACATTTCTTTTGATGTGAGAGAGGTTATTGAGTAATGCCAAGAAGCCTTTCAGCAGGTTTACAAACTCAAGTTTCTGCTCAACAAACTAAAACAGCATTTCTTGTAGAACTAAATCTATCTACCGTTATAAGACTAACTGACTTTTATAGAGACGTTACTTATGATTCTAATTCTTATGAAGCTGGTGGTTCTTTTTTGGCGGTTGATACAACAACTGAAACAGGGCAACTACAAGTCAATGATATAAACTTATCTTTTTCTAATGTTACTAACCAAGTAAGACAACTTGTAAGAACTGGTGCTTTTACTGACAAAGTAGTGAATGTGTATGTGGCTTACTTTGATGTTAATGAAGATATTGTAGGTGCTATAAATTACTTTACTGGTCAAATTAAAAACGTAAATATTACAGAAAATGTAGATAGTAGTGTTTTAAATATGAGTGTTGCTTCTCATTGGGCGAATTGGAATTTAACAAAAGGCAGACATTATTCAGATGAATCACAACAATCAGTTTATTCAGGTGATAGAGGTTTAGAATATGCTACACAAACTAAATCAGATGTAAGGTGGGGTAGCTAATGTTTAAATTTTTTGCAGCTATTGCAGAATGGTATGCTAAAACTCAGTGGGCACAAAATGTTGTAACAGCTATACAGGTAGTAACTGCTGCAGTTGGTGTAAAAGGCTACTTACAAGCAAGACAAATGTTAGCTAAAGGTCAAGACATCATGGCTAACAAGACTGCTGCAGGTGGCAAGATACCAGTTATTTATGGAACAAGAAGAGTAGGTGCACAGATTGTTTATATGGACACAGCACAAAACAGATCAAAAGATTTGTTTGTTGTTTATGCACTAGCTGTTGGTGAATGTGAAGAGATACTTGGTAGAACTATTGAGATAGATGGTAATAGTATTCTTGATGGCAAGATATACAAAGGCGGTGGTTATGTTGGTTCAGATAAAATAACATCAGGTGCAGGCTCTTTAAATACTGCTTCTCAAGTTGGTGATAATCAATACTCAAGTGCTGGTAACTTAGGTACTAATCCAGCATTAAGATATTCTTTTGTATTTAATTTGCATCATGGTTCAGCTAGTCAAACAGCAGACCCTATGCTTAGAGCATCTATACCTTCTCAGTGGTCAACTAATCATAAGTTAAATGGTATCTGTTATATAGCAGCATCTTTTGACTATGATAAAAAAGGCATGTATCAAGGAGTGCCACAAATAACAGTACAAGTAAAAGGTAGGAAAGTATATGACCCAAGAACTACTAACACAGCATGGTCAAGCAATCCTGCTCTTTGCTTTTTAGACTACATACAAAATGATGAGTATGGTAAAGGTTTAGCAACAGCAGATATAAACATGACAACATTTGAAACTGCTGCTGATAAATGTGACGTATTACAGAATCAACCTTTTTATGGAAGCAGTTATCAAAATGTAACATGGAGTGGTACATCAGGTACTAATAGAATAAGAATTGATGAATATGATAATTCTTATCAAAATAAAGTAGACGAAGTAATAAGCATAAAAGATTCAGGCGGAACAATTATAGTTGATTCTAGAAATATTGATTCATGGCGAACAGATGAGTTTTATGATGAATCAAGGGTAAATGAAATTATTATAGATGATGATTTGGGTAGTGATTACACAGATGAGTCAGGTTCTATATTTACTCAAGTTAAAAGATTTCATTGTAATGGTTATGTAGATACTAACAAGAATGTTATGGATAACGCTAAAGAGCTTCTTGCAAACATGAGAGGTATCTTTACTTATATTGATGGCAAATATGAATTACAAATAGAAGATACAGGCTCTTCTACATTTAGTATTACTGATGACCACATTATTGCTGATTCAGGGATATCTATTGACTATGGTAGTAAAGATAAAAAAGCAAACAAAGTTATAGTTGAGTTTTTTAATGCTAATTTAAAATACGAGTTAGATACAGTCACAGAATTGCATGATGCATCACCTAATTATTATTCTGATGATGGTGAGATATTAGAGATAAAAGCAGAGTTTCCATACATCACTGACCCTTACATTGCATCTAATATGGCAAAAGCTATTCTGCAAAGAAGTAGAAAGCAAACATCAATACAGTTTTTAGGTACACCTGAAATGTATAAGCTAAACATAGGTGATATTGTCGATATAACTTATGCAGGTTTAGATTTATCATCCTCTAACTCAAACAATGTATTTAGAATTGAAGCGTTAGAACTTCAACCCAATGGTCTTGTCTCAGTTAGTGCAATAGAATATTTTGACATTTATTCTTGGGAAGTACCAACTATAGAAACAACAGCAGACCCAGTAAACCTACCAACAGCAGGTGCATTAAAAGCACCACAAAATGTTGTCTTTACTGACACAGATGCATCAGCTATCAATAGACCGACTTTAACTTGGGATGAGCCAACTGACTTTCCAGTAAAAGAATTTAGAGTAGATATTACTGATAGTTCAAGCAATGCAGTTATAAGTAAAGTAGTAGATACAAACTCTGCTGACTTATCTTTTATACCGAAAGGTGCGGACTACAACTACTCTATAACCTCTATCAATGGCTTAGGTGTTGAGTCTGATGCAACAACAAGCACATTCACTATTGCAGATGACCCAGTTAAGACAACTGAGGTTGAAATGAATGGGGTTACCTTATCAACAGTTGAAACTTATGGAACTGTATCAGGCAAAACAGGTAACTATGTAAACTTCACTAACAAAGTTAATTTTACTAATGAAGTTGAGTTTCAAGATGGATTTATTGTAGATGCTGGTAGCGTTAATTTTTTTGACCCAGTAACACTTGGTGATGGTTTTGTTGGTCAGGGTATTTTTGATATTGGAAGTGGTGCTATAGAATTTAGCTCATATACACCATCACCAACAACAGATAGATTATATAGAGTAGGTAATGCTTTACATTATAGCGGTGAAGAGCTAGGAAGAGTATCTAATGGCACACCAGCATCAGCTACCGCCACTGGTACTACAGGTGAAATACAATGGGATGCAAACTACATCTATGTATGTGTTGCAACAAACACATGGAAGAGGGTAGCGATAAGCACATGGTAATAGTAAACTAATAAGACACAGAGATTTAATATGGCACAACACGATTACAACTTAGCAAACCAATCAGGGGCAGATTTTAGAGCAGATTTAAACAA